CAACCAAACTCTGTAGGTAAATGTGTTATTTCGTCAAAACCTATCCAACTATATGCTTGTCCTTGATAACGATAAACATCTGCATCACGTTCTAAAAATCCAAACTCTACTTTTGCTCCACTAGGAAAGTTCCAAAGTTTTTCAACTTCTCTAAACTTACAACCTGGAAAAGCTAAAGGATAAAGTTCTCTTGATTTATCTATTAGTTCTCGTAATTCAGGCATAGATCTTCTAAGTATCAATGCTCTGTGCGCAGATTTATGTGCATACCTTAAAGGATCTACTAACATAGCATAGGACTTACCGCCACCTGCAGCACCTCCGTAAAGAACGTCTCTTTCAGGTGCAGCTAAGAAATCTGTCTGCGGTCCTTCGTTTGCATGAAAAACTACATTTTCTTGAGGCTGTTCTTCTATTTGTTTTTTAACTGAAGGAATTAGTTCTTCTACGTCAGTATCTAAAACAATTTTATTATCGTCTACATTATCTAATTTATTTAAAACTTTCTTTTGTTTTTTTAATGTAGTAGTCTGAGAAGCAATTTGATTTTTTAATTGCGCAATCTTTTTTTCTTTTTTCTTAACTGCTCGTCTAGCAGCTATCTTTGCTTTTTGTTCAGAACTATAATTATAATTGCTTTTAGATCCTTTAGGTCTACCTGCTTTCTTTTTAGTTTTCTTCTTTAAGTCTTTCTTCTCTTGTGCCATATTTTCTATCTATAATTTTTTTAAGGCCCGCAGGACTTATTCTTCTTCCTGTATGGTTTTCTAACCAATAGCATCCGTCTCTTAAAGATAACTCTTCGCCAACAATCATTTCTTCTACAGCTTGTAAAGCTTCTAGTTCTTTTTGAATTGGCTTCATATAATTACTATCATTTTCAGATAATTCATATCCGAAAGGAATTGTAGAACTGGTTCTTCTTTTTAAAGGTACAAGTAAACTATCCATTAGTGTTTCTTTGGTTTCTTTTTCTTAGTTATAGGTTGAACTTTTTCTTCTGCAAAATCTACTATAGTATCTGGTTCTCCTTGTAGTTTATCTAAATCTACAATTCTACCTGAGGAATCAAATTTATATTCTATGTAATCACTATGTACTGTGCTTCTAATCCACAATACAGGACACACTTTTAACCATTCATAAAAAATGTCAGGCATTCTGTTTTCATCTTGAAACTGTTCTTCAAAAGTTTCGCTTCTAGCCATTGGCTTCTCCTAAGTTATATATTTAACATTATATAGTTTGCGCCTCATTCTTGAAATTCTTTTCTTTGTTAGGTTTCCTAAATGCTCTACAATTTCTTTTTCTTTTTTAGGAAGACCTTCAGTATAGGGTAATAATTTATCTAAACAATATCCATATGTTTCTAAAACTGAAATATCTTTTTTGTTTAACATATTTGTATAATTATAAATACAAGCGTTTTCTCCTAACACACCATAAGTAAGTGCATCTGAAGCATTGATAGTTTGTGCTTTAAATAAAGGATCATCTCTATGATTCATATATCTAGGCATAAAGAGTTTCTTTATTTTTGGTAATATACCTTGATCTTTAGCAGGCCACTTTTTCCATCTAAAAGGATTAATTATAAACAAAGAAAGATCTATTACACCTTTAGTTATTGGTTGTTTTATTATATTGTAATGTTTTGCTATTGATGGATGGTCTGTATATACTCCTTGTCTACTAACACACATATCATAGTTCATTAGTTTTTTTCTACTAGGTAAGTCGCCTTCTTTGATATTTAATACTGTTCCGCTTGTAACTACTAAAGTAATATCATTTATATTGTGTAAGGCTGTAGCTATTCTACTTGTTCCACATGAAACTACTTTATATTGAAACTGTGGCATATTCATTTCAATAGAGTTAGTTGTTAAAGCTGTTAAGTTATTAACCTCGAGTATTAAGATTTTTGGGTTTCTTTGGCTTGACATGCTCTATATCTTTAAAATAATTAAAAAAGTTATCTATTCTTTCTTTTGGATTATGCACTAAATAAGAAACAAGACCTGAGTATTCTGATGATAACATGCGCTTTAAATCTAAAGAATAAGCTTCGTTTTTTACATCTCCTTTCCACAAAGCAGTATATATTGGAGTATAAGTTCTTGGACCTGCTTTAGGTCTATCAAATACTTTTACTTTACTTCCTTGTGCTAAACCTATTAATCCCATTTCAGAATTACTACAACACCCTACTACCTCTGCTCTTTTCAACAAACTGTGTCCAGATAGTTTCTTATCTATTATACGATCTTTATATTTTCTTTTTAGATCAGCAAATACATAAGCAGAAGTAAGGGGATGACATTTAAGATATGCACCTTTATCTATTTCTTTCTCTATTCTTTTCCAATCTACAATGTCTCCTATTATGTTTGTTCCTGGCAAAAAGATAACATAGTTAAATGTTTTCTTAGTTCTACGTAAACGATATTTATCTAAACTTTTTATTGCTAGTTCTTTAAAAAGCATATCGCCTTCTTCAGTAACAACTTCTTTCATTGATTCAATCATTATTCTACTAGCATGTTGAAAAGATGCAGGCTTAATATAAATAAACTTAGACATAGCGTCTGTATATACATAGCCATGTATTTTAGGATCTTTAGGAAAATCATACCAAACATCGTACTCAAGATTAGTTCCTTCATTACCTTGAGCAGGTAACATGTGGTGTATCTTATTTAATTTTTGATTTTCATCATTTCTAAGAACACTTCCAGATTTAAAGAAATGCGCAGTCTTATTATTTAATACATCGTTTAATGCTAATCTTTCAACTGCCATTTTCTAATTTCTCAAGTCTATCTTCAAGTTCTTCTAAGCGTTCGTCTACATCTCTAAAATGATCTACAATAATATTTAAAGTTTCTTCAGTTCGTCTGCCTATTAATTTAATTTCGTTTTCTATTTTTTCTCGTTCCATGATACCTTTATTCCTCTTCTTTGTAGTTCCTTTAAAACTTTATGTTTCTTTTTAGGTACTGCGTTACTTGAATTTAAGTAATCAAACAAGTCTTTTTTAGAAACTGCTTTCATATAATGATGAATAACTTTAGTTACGCTTGTTCTTCTATTATAACTTTTTTCAGTAGGTTTAAACTTTGTTGGCATTTTTATACTGCTTCTTTAACCATTCTTTATTTCTTTTTACATACTCTTCTTGATTATTATATGGCTTTTGTCCATGATGCCAACGCTCATAACAATTTTCATCGTACATATATCTACAATAACTTTCAAAAGAATTATGCCAATACTCATCAACCTTCATCTATTTCACCATTTATTATAGTAATCTGTTCTTCAACTTTAGCAGGTAATATAAAAACACCTCCACCTACATTATGATTTACATCTAATCTTTCTTTTTTTACTACACCTACTCTATCTAATATGCTTTGTGCAGCTTGTAATTTATTTGCTACTTGTGGTATAGGCCTGTCAGTCTTCATAATGTCAACTAATTTAAATGCAGCTTCAGGAGCGCTGTGCGCTAAAACGTCCGTTGCGAGATCTACGATCTCATTCTTTAACGATTTGACAACTTGGTAATGGTTTCCAGAGTAACCTGCTAGTTCTGCAGCTTTCTTAGGATCTCCCCCTGTGTCAATCAAACAGTCAAGGAACTTTTGTTGTTTTTCAGTAAGTTGTTTGTTTCTTTCTTTTGGTTGTAAATAAGTATTTGTCATAGTCCCTAATTATAGGACTGGTTTACAAAGTTGTCAAGTTCTTTTGTAAAAAAAAGTTCTTGACAAAAGGGCTGTTGAACCTTATAATATATGTAACACCCCCAGGGTTACATTACCTAGTAGCCCGATCTCACTTTAAAAGTTTTATAGCGCCAATCTGGTAAACATCCAAAACCTTTTCAAAATGTTCGACCACATACTATATAGTAGGGAGGGACGGAGTCCACCTGCCCCGCCCATTATTTATATAAAAACTTTTTATCTTCTCATACTTCAGCAGCTTAATCAATATTTTTTTTAATAAATTTTTTAAGTTTTCCAAATTTGGCCAGGATTTCAATAACTTATAAAAAAATCACCTTATAAAAATTTTTAAAATTTAATAAATTTGATATTTTTTTCCGCTAACTTCCAAATTTTCCAAATTGAAAAACTGATTAACAATTTATATTCAGTTTTTATTAACTTTTTAAAATATATTTTTTTCTAATATCTATTATTAAGAATCAAATAGTTATCTAATAATTATTCTACTTTTAAAAGTATGATAATTTTTTATTTACTTACCAACTTGAAATCTATTGCAATCATCATCAACTATCTTTAGAATGTTTATTGTGATCTTTAACAATTTGATTTAACAGCTAACGACCATTTTCAAAATGGCGGTTAATTGGTTGTTTATTTGTAGATTATTTTTACTCAATAAAAGGTATATAAAAATGAGTACAAAAAAACTTACAACAAAACAATTTGATAAATTAACCAAAGCGGAAAAAACCAAGTTCATTGGAAAAGTTAGACCAATATTAAAAGGGATAGCGGATTCAGAATTTGAGATTAATAAACATGAAACGAAGATCAATGGTACGGAAGGATTAATTAATCATCTGTGGCAGGCAATCCGAGTTAATGTGAGAATCACTTCACTTGCTCAAGCAATAGCAGTACATGAATTATGTTGCAGTCTATTTGCATGGACAATGAAGAAAGACGGACAAGGAAAAGAGAACAGTAAATTTAAGCAAGCACCTAAAAAAGTAGTTCAATTTTTTAGTGACATAAAAAGAGTTTACAGACCTCATCACCTTAATGGATTAGTACCTCCGTCAAGATTCGAGAAAACGAAAGAAAATAACAAAGATGTTTATGTTCTCGAGTCAGCAAAATATGATTTATTTAAGGAGCATTTAACCTATCAAGATATGTTAAAAGCGTTGAATGAATCAGTATTAAATAACAAGTCTATGGATTATAAAAACTCTAAAGACAAAATTAAGTTAATTAATACAGCGTTAGGAAAATTAGAGCGTGAAGGAAAAGACAAAGAAGTTAGTAAAATCTCGAATGCTTTAGACGAATTATGCAGGAATAATAATATTAAACCTAAACCAATTCGACCTAACAAAAAAGCAAGTAAAGTCACAATAAAAAATGAAGATGTCAAAAAAGTAAAAATGATCTCTTCAAAAATTTGTGATTAACATTAACTAAAAATATTTTGCAATTATTCAATCAATTACCGCTATTTTGAAAATGGTTGTTTTTTAAAAAACTTTTTCCTTCCT